AAACTCCGGCATTACCAAAGATCCCTAGAAAACCGTTTAGCTGTTCAAAACTTACGCCGGTAGTCGCTGCAATACCACCTGCATAACTTATCGAACTAGCCAAGCTTTCGAGCGTTGTATTGCTACTTGTAAAAGTCTCGACTAAAACATTGTTGACATGGCTAAGATCTGAGACTTGCTTACCCATCGAACTCATGACATTTGTAACAATGTCGGCTGATTCTCCGAGAGATACGCCGGAAGCAGCCGATAATTGCAGAACTTTCGGCAAGGCTGCAATGCTTTGCTGAGCTTTGAAACCGGCTCGGCTCATCGCTTCAAGTGCTGATGCTGCTTCTGTTGCGCTGAATTGGGTTGTTTTGCCCATCTCTTTAGCTGCTGCGCTTAATGCTTTTTGCTGCTCCGCTGTAGCTTTAGATACTGCGCCAACCTTGGCCATTTGCTGCTCGAACCCTGCGCCGACTGTTACAGATTGTTTTAACTGGTCGGTTAGAAAATTCGCAGCTTTGGAGAGTGCTGCAAAAGCTATCTGGCTTTTGAGCATAGCACCGGCCATGCTTTCGCCTGATTTTGTAACTTTGCCGGAACTTTTAGAAACGTCTAGTAATGCCTTTTCTAGATTTTTAGCGTTACGTACTGCGCTTGATGTGTCTAAACCTATCCCAAAAACTTCGATATCTGCCATGCTTTAACCCCTATCGAAATTCCGATATAGATTTTCGATTGATAGAATTATCCGGCGTGTCTCCGTCCTATACAATATTCTAACATCTTCGCAACAAATTTTGACAGTTTCTAACCTTATCTTGCCGGCCCCGTCCCAACTCTGGCACAAGTGCCAAAGATCCAGAAATTTGTTAGACCAAAAGCAAAGATTGCCTTCAGCCTCTTCTAACTCGTCAAGTTCCTTAGGTCTAGGCTTTCCTAGAACCTTATTGTATTTTTCGGCTTCTTTTAGTTCTCTGTAGCGTCCTGCAACGCCGAATTGAACTGTGCAAAACGCCGTTACTTTTTTTCGATTGCTTCAAAATCAAGCTCGCATGATTCTTTCCAAAAGCTTTGATCGAAAAGACGGGAAAAAACGAAAGCATGGAAAATTGAATTCTTCATAAACTCGCTAGCGTTTTTCTGACTGAAAGGTATTTTCTTGCCTTTGTATTTCAAGCCTTCCCAGTTACAAACAAGATGCTTTGATACAGCTTCTAAAATATCGTTTGTTTTTTGTTGTTGGTCTTTTTCGCTTTTGATGATCTCAACTCTTGCGTCGATAAACTCGGGCGATGTGTCGGGATTTCTCAACTCGATCCATGCTTTTGTTTTTTGCTCTGTAAAATCTTCGAAAGTAAATTTTTTAAGTTTTGCTATGTGCTCTGAAAATTCCATTGTGTGTCTCCATGTAAAAAGCTAGCTTTCATCCAAAGCGGAGACACGTACTGCTCCAGAATCCGGCTAGCTAGTTGTTAGTTTGTTATTATGCGTTCAAAACGTGAATGATGCAGTTTGTTCCTAGTGCTGTATTCTTTTCTGACTTAAAAGGAATGTTTTGCAACAATGCCCCGTCATCAGCTCTTTTGACTAGCTCCTGATCTGCTTTTGCTTGAGGAACGTGTACAGCAATTACATTGCCTGAAACATCAGCCATAAAGAAAACAATCGGGAAGGTTGAACCGTTCCGAATGCTTGTTAAAATTGGCTGAATAGTTTTACAAAAGTAGGGTGTGATTGTTCCGGTTACGTCTCTTGAACCTTCCACAAGGTTTGTGGCTTCGTCGTCGCCTACACAGTTGGTCGGGCTTAGATTACTTGTCAAAGATAAATTCCCTGCGGTGATGCAGTGTTGATCTCCGTCTAGTGTCATATATCCTAGATTATTTTCCATCTTTTGCCCAGATCCGGCATCGGAGCCAGGGCGATAGAAAAATACTTTATCAGCATCTGCAATGTCATCTTGTAGAGTAGGGGAAACCGTAACAGTACCGGCAGCAAAAGAACTCACTGTATAGCGTGTATTTGTTGCGTCTCCTGCGATATGCATAATATCACCGGCCTGTGGATCTGTAGTTCCTCCGGTAATTGCAATGGTTGTGTCTGGTGCTGTTTGCGCTCCGTCAACTACCCAGTCATAAGGCCCGACAACTCCATCATTTGCAAAAGTATTGTTAAGTCCTAAGAATTCAAAGCTAAGACCTGGGGCTCCGCCTGGAGCTACGTCTAAAGACATTGTATTAACTTGCTCACCTGATAAGCGAATAAAAGAACCCTCAGTATTAACTTGGCTCATTCGCTTTTCAATAGTGAAACTACTGGGATAATTACCGCCGTTTTTAGCGTATGTTTGCGTCAGAGTTGCGGAAACTGTGCTTTCTGCTGCGAAGCTTTGGGAGTCTGAAATCTTACCGATTTTTACAGAAAGACCAGAGCTCAAAACTTCCACGACTCTGAAAATATCATTCATTGCTGAAGCAGAAAAACCCGAAACTTTGATAGGGCCATTGACAATAACATCCGCAAAAGGTGTACCGCTTCCGGCTGCAATTGTGCAAGTGCCATCGCCGTTATCTGTGCTAGTTACTGTTACTGAATAAGTGTCAGTAGTCAAAGCACTTTGACGCAAAAGAGAAAGGAAAAAATCATTGTATGCGCCTTTCTCTACTTGAGATGAAAAGCCACCGGTTAAAGTTCGTAATTGTCGAACTGTCGAGGCTTTCATCCCATCGCTTGCAATGTCTCCGTCAAATTCTGTAGGTAATTGAGACTCGAAAGACTCGGATGCTGCTTTAATTTTGTAAACGCTGCCGGATGTGGGTACACTTCCTGCGGTTGTTTCTTTGATATAGACTATCTCGGTTTGAGAGCCTCTTGCTATTGATTCAGCCATTTTTAACTCCTTGGTTTTTGATGATGGTTATATGGTATTAACACGATAAGCTCATACCGATTATCAATAATTCCTAAATTTTCTATCTTTCCGGTTTCTGTGTGAGTAGCTCCGAAAAAGGTGTTACTAAAATGATTATTCAAATTATCCGCATATTGTAGCAGTGTTCTTGTCCCTGTGCCATCGGCTTTTCCTACAATTCTAATTGAAAATAAGCCAAAAGTGTTCACAAGTCCACCAACGCCAGATTCTATTTTTATTGAATCCGCAGGTTGCACACTAGGCACAATATAAACGCTATTTGTATCTGATTCTTTCTGCAACGTGTTTTCCCAAAGTATGGGCGTACTTGTCCAAAAAGAACTTAAAGCAGATTCTAAATTATTTTTTATTTCTAAATAATTCATGCGATTTTATTCCGAACTTTTTGAATTGCTATTTGTACCGCTTTGGATAGCATGAATTTACCAACTCTGCGCCCTGCGCCGAATTCTACAATCTTTGCGTATCTTACCGCAGTTGTGAAATATAGAACGCCGGAGAAGTTTTTTAACTGTTCTAACTTCTTTGCATTCTTTTCTATTGTTTTTCGTTTTATTTCAGAAGCTGCTTGTTCTGATATTCTTCGATTGGAAACTGTCGGAACATAGGAACTAGGTCGGTTTGCTGAAATAATCCAACTGCCTACAAGTCGGCCGGTGTCGGTTGGTGTTGTTAAGATTGTCTGTCTATTGATCGACAACATAACGCCCCTAGCAGCTTTGCTCGGTGCTGCGTTAGTCTTTTCGACGTATTCATTGATTGTGCTTTGTAATCGGGCAAGATCCATATTAAGCATTGTTGACCGCCTCCACCCTGCACTCTGTCATTATTTGACTGGTTTTTGGTATAGGCTGCACCTCTAACACTCGATACACTTTAGAGCCTAGCGTTATTTCGCTGTTTGGTGGTACTTCGCTGACTGTGTCTAGCAGTAATCTAAGTTCACCGGCTTTGATTTCTAGCCCTGTGGCTTGTCGTTTGTATACTGACAAGTAGGCTTTTACAGTTTCATTAGTCCCATAGCTTACTGTAGCTGCTCCGGTTGCTGCGTTGTATGTAGTGGTCGGGTTGAACTTTAACGAAACGCTTGATTCTACAAAGTCATCAAAAGCATTCAAAATACTGTTTTTCATTTTTATGAATGCTCGTTTCATTGTTTAAGCTCGCTCTAATCTCAATATCCTAGCTCCGCCAGGTCTGCCTACAATTAAGCCGGTCAGTATTGTGTCGATAAATGAAAAGTCGTCGGGTAACTGCTGCGAATTCTTAGGATTGAAAAACTCTTGTTTACCCAAGCCTTCGAGTTCCTGACTTTTTACGTTAGTGCTAGGCACTGGGTCTAGTGTTGTTTGACTCTCTGCTCTTATTGCGTACTCGTATACAGCTTGTTGTACTTGTGCCGGTATCGCTGTTTTTGACAGTGTTGTACCTGCGAAGTCTTTCGCTCCGTCTTGAGGCCAATGCAATGCTTGTGTACTTTCTGCTTTTTTCTGTGTCTTCCAATAAGCCCTATAACAATTATCAAGCCAACTGGTTGCACGTATCAAGGCTACTTGAGCTGCCGATTCACTAAGAACCGACAAGCCCAAGTTTTCACGATATTGATTCAAATCAGCGACACTAGCATAAGAGTTCGCACCGCTTGCTGATACCGTTGAATTGAATACAATCGCCATTATTTAGCCTTTCTTAACACGTGTTTTGCAAATTCGTCGTGATCATTTTCAAGCTCAAAATAATGAACATGTTTGATCTCGTCGTATTTTGCTTTTTTGACTTCGCCCCGAAACATAAAGGATGCAACACGAACGTCCACACGCCTTTTTTGTTTAACTGGTTCAAGGTCTTTAAGTTGTTTCTTTTCAGCCATGCTTCATTCCTTACACTGAAAGATTATATAATGCACCATGCTTACTTTCGTGACCGAAATCAATTCCGATTTTAGCGAAAACCTCACCGATTTCACCTTGACCAACATTAGCGGTTGATCGGAATGAGATTTGTGGTAAGCCTGGGGTAGTGTTAGAAACACCTTCGCAATGTCCCATATCCACAGCCAACAAAACGCCTGAAGGGACAAGATCGTTATATACAAGCTTTACAGGTGGCATACCTGGAATAACTAGCTCTAGCAAGTTGATACCGCCTCGGCTCTCACTTCTTGGCTGTACTCCGTAAAGTGTATTTATGTCCATCAAAAGATTGGATCTACACATGAAGTACATATCTTCCATATCTGCCCCATTGTCAAGCATAGACTCGGCTAGGCTTTCGATTAAAGGCTTAGAGATTGCAACCGCTGAAGCGTCGATCTTGTTAGTACTCAAAGCTGTATAAAGTCCGTTGACTTGGAAAGCTGTAGCAGGATCTGACGAACCATCAGCACCCACGCCGTTAATAATTGAAAATTCGAAATCTCTTTTCATTTGCTCAAGATGAATCATAATTTGCTTTTGGAACTCTTGCATAGCGAAGATATCGCCGTCAATTGCATTTCCACTGATTGATCTATCAGACAATTTAAGATCTGAAAATCTTACGCCTTCACGCATTACTTGGCAGTAATTTGTATTCTGTGTAGTTTGGTACACTGTACTAGTAGCACTGTTAAAAGTCGAATTCTCACTATGCGAAGGCTGTGAGGCCGAATCGAGCGAATACGACTGGCTCATATTGAAGTGCATTGCTCCGACTTCTCTAAATGGTGACTCTTCACCTCGTTCTAGTGCTCCCATTCCCAAAAGACTTGAGAAAGGATAT